AGCTTAATGGTAAAGCTTTAGCTTGTGGAGCTAATGATTATGGGTTCGAGTCCCATTATTCACCCCATTTTTAATCAAACCGTAGCGGGGTTGCAATGACCTCAATCAAACCGTAGCGGGTGTGTAATAGTCTAGGGGAAATTTACAGAGATTAGGGACAGTGTGTATTAAGTTACATAAAGGAATAAGCTATTTAGCTTTTAAATAATTTTGGTTGGTGGAAGTTATGGAAGAATGTTTAGTTGAAAAGAGTACGGAATCGTACTCAGTTGTGTTAAGATGTATAATTGGCATTAGTGTTTAAATGTTTAGTTCAAATGGTACAATATGTTGATTTAATTATATATAGTTACAACAATTCAATAAGAGACATCAGTCTTCGAGACCATCTCTTCTAAGGAAGAGCTGTCTCTCGAGTGATGCTCTTTGTATTAGTTTGTGTTGATTTATAAACAGTAGCTATCTTCGTTATTGCCAATTTATGTTATTATTATATCACAATTTTAGCAATATTGCAATCATAATTTTTGCTTACCTCATTGTTCCGCTGTTCTGTGCGGTATTCATCTAACATAAAAAAGTGTAATTTATGAGTAGGAAAATGTAAATCTACGGATTATCGTAGGTGTCGAGGAAGTGGCTTAAGAGTATTTTCCCTTTGAACCTGTGCTGCTCTCCGTTTTGCAGCGTTCATTTTCTGTTGTCTCTTTTGTGCTGGCTTGGTATAATACTGCTTATTTCGAAAATCCTCTAGCTTGCCAGACTTTTGAACCTTACGCTTAAAGTTTCGGAGTAGTCTATCAAAGTTTTGTTGTGGTGGTCTTCGTTGCATATTATCTTCGTGTGGAATCAAAAGTCCAACCTCTTTTGCGGAGGTAATGCACTTTATTTCGTACGGCTTGCGGAGACTTTTCTAGCATAATTGCTATCTCACTGATGTCGATCTCGCCGTAAAACCTCTTGAGAAGCTTTACTTGTTTATCAGTCCATTTATTAATTTTTTCCATACAAGTATTATAACAAAATGAGAAACTAAAGTCAAGAACTATTTTTACCAACCCTCAGGATATTTCTTGACATGGCTCTTAAAAAGGTTTATAATAGAATATAAATATAAAAAGAGGAAAGAAATTATGATAATACACGGCAGTATGAACTATAGTCCCTGCGGACGTAAACGCAAGACTGTAGCAAAACGAAAAAGGAAAGTAGTCAGCGGCAGTATAAAAGCTATGGCTAAACCGCAGTATTTAAAAGACATAGAAGAATATAACGCAAAATACCCTAGTTTGAAAACTACGATTAGTCAACCTGATGAAGATACTTCTTACAAGCAAGAAATATCTCGTCAGTACACAATAGCAGTTCCATATAACAAAGGTGCTTATCAAGTAATACCAAAAGGAGATGTAAAATGGATTGGCAAATAGACATATATTATCTAGTATTCTTAGGTTTCTGTATTCATATCACATGGATATTAGGAAAGAGACATGGAATCTCAAAGACGATAGACCACTTAACAGACAAAGGCTTGATAGAACTAGATGAGGACTGAAAAATAGTTCTTGACAAGGTGGTTTAATTTTGTTATAATTATATAGTGAAATTTATAAAAATTCACAAAAAGTTACGCGGAGTTGTAAGTCTCCCATAACAAAACTTACTTTATGTCTGGCACGAGTAGGAAACATAAAGCTTTCCGAGGGCGAGGTAGGAGTTCTCTTTCCACCAAGAGACGGGTTTCCAGATGTAAATTTTATTAACCGAAGTATCGAAAGAACTTCACAGAGTATTCCGAAAGGATACTAAGGAGAAACCAATGACTGGATTAACAGCATTAAACTTTAATGATTTCGACAAATTGTTTGTCGGATTTGATCGCTTACACAATGAGCTAACGAGAAGAGCCGAGACATCGCCTCTTAGTAATTACCCTAGATACAACCTAGTGGCTATCGGAGAGGATGCATACCGCATCGAGATGGCGCTACCAGGCTGGAAAAAAGACAATATTGATATCAAGCAACACAAAAATAAACTTACCATAGAAGGTAAGGAAAAGCAAGAGCTAGGTTCTGATGAGGAACGCTACATCCATAAAGGATTAAGCGGTAAGACCTTTAGCAGAATCTTTACGCTCGGTGACTGGGTAGAAGTATCAGATGCAGGGTTTAAAAGTGGTTTATTAGTAATCAATTTACAGGTGAATACACCTGATGCAGAAAAGCCAAAAGACATTCTTATTGGCTAAGGAGAAAAGAAATGCAAATAGCAAGACGATTCTTGGATCGTTATGCGAGTGTGCAAGCGTTTCAAGAAATTAAAGCAAAATACTGTCCTGATGGACAAACTTGCGAAGCAGTAGTAGGAGTGGGTATGATAGTAGGATTTATATATGTGCTAACATGGCCGTTCTTTAATTATTTATGATTATATCAGATACAGCTTTAGTAAAGTTAAAAGAACGAATTGCCTCAAGCACAGCTTGGGGCATTCGCCTTTCTGTAAAGGATGGCGGATGTGGTGGATATACATATGAGTTAAGTTACGCAGACATGCCTGATTTAACTGATGTAGTATATGAAAATACAATAGCAGTAGATAGTTACAGTTGGAACTATTTAAAGAGTGCCACCCTAGAGTGGAAAATAGAAGGAGTGCAAGAAGAATTTGTAATCCAAAATGCAGAACTAGAAACTGGTCGTTGCGGATGTGGTGAGAGTTTCTATATGGAGTAAAAATGAAAACAAGTAGTAATGGTATAGATTTAATTAAACACTATGAAGGATGCGAGACTGAAGCATACTTATGTCCAGCAAATGTTTGGACTATTGGGTATGGGCATATTAAAGGAGTGCAAGAAGGTGATGTAATTACAGAGCAACAAGCACACGATATGTTAGTAGAAGAACTAAATGAGTACGAAGAATACGTAAATACTAAGGTTATGGTGGATTTAAACCAAGACCAATTTGATGCATTAGTATCTTGGGTATATAATTTAGGTAGTGGAAACTTTACAAGTAGTACATTATTGAAAGTATTAAATAGTGGAGACTACGCAGGAGTCCCAGAGCAAATTCTAAGATGGAATAAAGCAAATGGGCAAGTACTAGAAGGATTGTCACGAAGAAGGGAGTCTGAAGCAGAGTTATTTAGTGGAGCTTAAGTATGACGGCAAGTCTTATTTTATAGGACAAGAGATGTGGGATAATATGACCACTCATGCAGCTCAACGAGGAATGACAATAGATGAGTATATTGCCGAAGCATTTACAATGATGAAAGAACAACATGGACAAAAAACAGACATACAAAATAACAATAATAGCGGAAACTGATAACAACGATCCGAAGGATTGGTTATCTGAAGCGCTAGAAGAAGGTTGGTTCAAATTTAATCTTACAAAAGTTTATGGAACCGAAGTAGAAGCTATAGATAAAGAAGCCCCTATCCACAAATGGATAAAGGACTTTAAATGACAGCTGAAACAAACAATTTAAAGGTAGCCATAAAATTATTAGTTAAAAAACAAAAAGCAACTAATAATGCCTCAATATGGCAAAGTTACGAAGAAGAGTTAATAAGTCTTCGTAAAAAACTGGGAGAGTTAGAATGTCAAATGGACAACAAAACGTAGGACAATTTTCTGGTGATATGGATAGGAACGAAGTTGAGATAGACCTTAACAAGTTCATGGCTTTATTACAGGAGAAGTCCGAACTCAAAGACAGAATTAGAGAACTAGAAGATATAAGTAATGTAAACCCTTATCAAAAGGTTGTGTTTTTAGCACAGACTATTGATAGTTGGAGAATATTTCCAAGAGCATTTTTAAGCATTTATATGTTTCTTCTTTATTACGCAACATTTTGGTTCATGGATTTACCTGAGCCATCTTTAGAACAATCAGGCTTAATATCAGTATTAGTCGGAGCAGGCGCAGCTTGGTTTGGATTATACGCTGGAACACACAAAGCCCCAACAGCAGGACAAGATAAAAAATAAATATGAAAAACCTTTTACTAACACCAACATTTTTCGTTATCGACTCATGGAGACTTATTATGGACAACAGATATAGTCCTTTGAGGCATATCCATGATGCATCTATTCAAGGCTATTTTACAATGGCTTTGTTTACTATGTGGTCAGCGTACTTTGGTGTTGTAGCTATATACTATTTAGGTTGGTTAAACTATAGTGTTATTACTTCTATTTGGGTTCATTTAGCAGTTGTTATACCAATTTTAATTACTAATGGAGTATTTAGAGAGGCAGAAAAGAGTGGAGCTACTTGGCATACTGAATTCAGAGCCAAGCAAAGCATAAGTAAAGAAACAGAAAAGAAAGCACGACAAATAATTAATTTAGCCCCCAGTGAAGACTGGATAGAAAAAGTTGTAGAAGTACATCCTATGAGGCAAATAGCAATTATGTCTGTCGTACAAGTAGTTGTATTAGCTTTCATGGGAATATCCATGTATGTTATAGGAGTATTATTTAAATGAACATAGAAATTTATAGTAAAGATAATTGTCCTTTTTGCGACAAAGCAATCTTTTTAGCAGAACAACTGGTTAAGAAATCACATCACGAATATGTAGTACATAAATTAGGAGTAGATTTTCAAATGTCAGATATGCTAGAGCTTTTTCCCACAGCTAGAACTTTTCCACAAATAGTTTTAGATGGGAAAAACATTGGTGGATATACTGAATTCTCACAACTCATAAAATAGTACTTGACACAGCACTCAAAATTTAGTATAATACTCTTATGAATATTTTTATACTTGATGAAAACATAGACAAGTGTGCAGAAGCTCATGTGGATAAACACATAGTAAAAATGCCTTTAGAGGCTGCACAGATGCTATGCACAAACCACTGGATAACCAAATACTTAGGACACATACCAAGAAAACTAGAATCACATGAATGGCAAATTATCAAAGAAGCTAAGACTAATGAAGTCAGAGACTTTCCTTACCTACCTACTATGTACAACCACCCTTGTACTATTTGGGCTAGGCATAGCCTTGATAATTATGAGTGGCTTTTCTGCTATGCGATCGCACTTAATGACGAGTACAGGTTTAGATACGGAAAAGAGCATAAATCAGTGCATGATGTCATACTCAAGTTACCCGACATCATTTTACCAAGGAGTGGGCTCACACCATTTGCTCAAGCTATGCCAGACGAACTTAAAGGAGACAACGCAGTTGAAGCCTATAGAAGATTCTACCACAAAGACAAAGCAACCTTTGCCGAGTGGAAGTTCAGAGGAAAACCAGACTGGTGGTTAGAGGAGGAAGCAGACTATGAGAGTCGTATTACAAGATAGACCCTTCCGCTCAGTATTCTTTCCAAAGGATTGGAGTCAAGAAAAAATCGACATATGGTTATGGCGATACTATAATTTCAATAATAAGTTACACTAACAGGACATAATGACAGACACAGAACAAAAACAATTTAATGACTACGCAAAGTTCGTAGTTAGCACCACTTCAGACGAAAGTCTGCACACACTTGCTCTTATCAGTAGGCTACATACCCTACAAGGCGAGCACAAATTAGAATTCTCACAGCTACTCACAGCATCAATCGGTATGCAAGCTGAATCAGGAGAGTTCTCCGAAGTAATCAAAAAGATTATATTTCAAGGAAAAGAATTCAACGAAGACGAAAGATTTCACCTCATGCGTGAGCTTGGCGATGTACTATGGTACTGGGTTCAAGGTTGTACAGCATTAGGGTACACTCCACAAGAAGTAATGGAAGAAAATATAAATAAACTCGAGAGTAGATACCCTAATGGCTTCGAGGTAGCAAAAAGCGAATTTAGACAACAAGGAGACATATAGTGATAAATGTATTAGATGAGCTATATCATACGTATTCACACAAAGATAGAATGTGCGAAGTTTGGAAAGACCTTGACGGAACTTGGGTAACTAGACAGTACACAATAACACAATCGGGCAACGTATGGGACAAAGATGTTATCCATGCAGGACACAGCGAACAGTGGGCAGAAGATGCCGCAGAGAACTGGGTGTTGAGGATAAATTCATGATAGATTTATTCTTATTACCTTTTATTCTTTTTGAGTGGGTATTTTCATTTCTTGTTTGGTATTACCTAATAAGATTTATATTAGTTACAGACTATTATTGGGAAACAAAAGATAAAGTAAAGGATATGTGGTATGCTTACAGAGAAAAATAAATTTAACGAAGATGTAATTTTAGAGAAACTAAAGTTATANATAGACAAAACATACGAACAACATTATGGCTCTGGAGACATACAGACAACNGAAGTTACTTTTGACGCAGGTCATGGAGAAGGCTTCTGCATTGGCAATATAATTAAATATGCCCAGCGTTTCGGAAAAAAAGAAGGCAGGAATGAAAAAGACTTATATAAGATTATACATTATGCGGTAATACTTTTAGGAGAGATGCACAAACACGAAAAGAAAGAACATAGATGTTTTGAAGACCATATGCAAGAAGGAGTAGAATAATGGCAGCACGTGGAGTACGCGCGAAGAAAACAGAAAAGCTAGACGAAATTACTATAGCAAGAGTGCAAGAAGCACTTACAGGCAGTAGTCCTATTACTAAAAAAGAAGCGTGTGAAATGCTTAACATTAGTTATAATACGACAAGATTAAACAAGATTCTAGCTGAGCA